AAGGTGGTGTGTTAATATGACTGTGAAAACTAAATATCCATTATAGGAGGTAGAATTTAAAATGGTATTAAAAAATGGTTTTATGAAAGAACTTATTGAGAAGCTATTTAGCGGTAAGACACAATTAGTATTCAATGTTCATGCAGAAGAGGGAGGAACAGGAGGAACAGAAGATGGGGAAGGTGGGGGAAAAGAACCCCCGAAGAAACCAGAGGTAAATTATGAGGACTTGATAGCAAAAGCTCGTAAAGAGGAAAAAGATAAGCTGTACCCCAAAATTTCTGCTCTTGAAGGTGAGAGGGATGGATATATTAAGAAATGTAATGAGCACCTTATCACTATAGGACAGAAAGATGCTGAAATTGAAGCTCTCAATAAGAAGTTGAAAGAGTCTGGAAAAGACGACTCCGAAGTTGTTAAAGGATTGAAAGCTGAGATAGACAAATTAAAGGGTGAGCTTGAAACTGCAAAGAAAAATGCACCAGACGAAAAGGCTATCGAGGAAAGGATAAAAGCCGAGTATGAAATTAAACTCTACAGAACTGAAAAAATTGCGGAGTTTAAGGACGAGATAATACCTGAACTCATAATGGGAACAACCAAAGAGGAAATAGACGCGTCTTTAGAAACGTCGAAAAAACGCTTTAAAGAAATGTCGGAGAAAATCCTTAAAGGTGTAAATACTAATATCCCTCCTGCAAATATTAATTCCTCAAAGTTTAACATGAAGGATTTTACATTAGAAGACTTAGCAAAACTTGACCCACGAAGTCCCGAATATAAGGAATTTCGTAAGAAAATGGGACTAAAATAATTTTAAAGGAGGATAAAGAAACATGAAAAGAGAACTTAAAAACATCTTTGGTAAGTTCATGATGAAAGCCTATGCTGATAGTGCAATAACTACAGCAGTGACGCACAATGGTAGCACTCTTGTTAAATTCACAGACGCAGTAAGAGTGGTGTACTCCAAGGAGATAGAGTTTAAAGCTCTTCCAATAATGAGGTTCTTCCAGTTTGCTTCAGTGAAGACCGAATTAGGAGTAGAACCTGGACTCACTATTTCAATGCTCACTTATGATAATCTTGCTCTTGGTGGAGCATTGACAGAAGGAACCAGAATGACAACTCAAGCCCTCTCTGGAAGCTTGAAGTCAATCACAGTAGGTGAGCGTGGAAACGCTATCTCTGTATCTGAACTGCTTTTACAGAGTTCTTTTGACGACATCATGGAAAAAGCAACTCTCTTGCTGTCAAGAGACTATGCTTTAGTACTTGACTGTGAATTGAGGGATGTTGCCCTTTCTGGAACTAATGTTATTTACGCTTCTACTAAAGCAGGTGCGAAGGTTGCGTCCAGAGACGCTCTTACTGCCGATAGCTTTTTCAAGGTATCTACAGTAAAAGACGCGGTAGAAATACTTGCAACAAATAACGCACCTAAGTTTGATGGAGCATATTACATCTGTTTTGTACACCCACACCAGAGCAGAGGTCTCAGAGACGACACAGCTTGGATAAATGCTTCTAACTATGGAGCACCAGACCAGTTGTTCACTGGTGAAATAGGAAGAATTGATGATGTTAGATTCATCGAGACAACTCTTATGTGCAATGGCGCGGCTCCTGCTACTGACCCTGCTTATGTACTTGACCTTGTAAAAGGTCAGGATAACGCGGCTACTCATGTTTATCAGGCCACACTCTTCGGAGAAGCTTATTACGCTATTGCTTACTCACTCCCTGTTGAATTGAGAGACAACGGAGTACAAGATTTCGGACGTGAGCATGGACTCGCATGGTACGCTATTTGGGGTACTGGAAAACTACATGACGAGTATGGAGTAGTTATTGAGACTGCTTAATAATAATCAAGGAGGGAAATAACATGGTAAACGAATTTAATGACCTCGAACTCATGGGTATTTCCTCTAATACTACACCTGTAAGGTTAAAGTTGAATGAAATGGTAGCAGAAATTAATGGTGTCAGTAACATGTGTCAGAAAGCAATGTCTGGTGATATGGTGTTTAAGTGCTATCCCGATACCAATATAGAAACAGCAGTTAATCAGAATAGAGGGGCGGGAGCAAAGCAGAAAGAAACATTAACACCTGTTATAGTGGGAGACACCGTATTGGAGGATAAGACCATCTATGCCGAAGTAATTTCTTCTGAACACAGCGAGGGAATATATTTTGATATAGATAAAGACGATACAGTTACGGACGTAGTTAGTGCTATTAAAACAGCATTTGCGACTGTTCCATGGATAGCAGATAATTTCAACATTACAGGTACTACTACTCTCATTCTCGAAGCCAAGGTACAGAAAGCAAATGACCCCAACTTAAGAGTAAAGCTCGAGGGGTCTGAAGAAGTTGCTTCAACAATTAGTGCCAACACTGTAACAGGTGTAGCACCATACGTGCGGGAAGTAGTAGTGCAATTAGAGGACTCAGATGGAAATATACATGATTGGTTTAATGCTGACATTACTGTTACTGTTGCTGAGACGACAGCAGGTAATGGAGCAATAGCTGTAGCAAATTTAACACCTGCTATGGTAAATGGGGTAACTACAGTGCCAATAACCTTTAGTGGTACATTTGCAAAAGGTACTGCACAAGTAGAGACCGCTACTGTAGAGGGAACTATTACTAAAGCAGGAGACGCTTTAGTAACAATAACTTCTAAGTTATATGATGTGGCTGTAACTGAACTTGTTGCAGTTGAGATAGACGATAATGCGTCAGCTATAGCGGGTAAGATACGAACAGATTTGGCTAATAATGCAGATATTACTGAACACTTTACTGTATCTGGTGAAAATGCCGCTGTAGTTCTTACTGCGAAAGTAAATGCTGCGAATGATGAAACCTTGAATATTTCAATCGAAAATGGAACTGGTGAGGGAGCATGCGAGGGTATTACAGATGATACTTCTTCAGACAATACTACAGCAGGTGTTGCCCCTGATACCAATACACTTTCAGTATCTCAGGCGACAATTCTCGGGTACACCGTATCTGCGGCTACAAGTGTTCAGACTACAAGTTAATAAGTATTAGACTGAGAGGGGAGGGATAATTTCCTCCCCTTTATTAAAATAAAGTAGAATATAAGGAGGTAATTTTAAGATGGCAATAAAGAAAAAACAACCTGTTTCAAAGAAAAATGAAGTTACACCAAAGGTGGAAGAAGTAAAAGAAGAAGTTTTGGTTATAGACGAAGTAGTTGAAGAAGTAGAGGATGAATTAACTGAAGCAATAAATACACCACTTCTTAGTGACACTGGTGATGAGTTCCCTGACGACACACTTGTTGCAGAGGAGCCAGAAACTGTTGAAGTAACAGAAGAGGTAGACGATTTTGTTGCTGAAGAACCTGCGGAAGAAGCTGAACCCGAAGTGGTTTTAGTTGAGAACACCAATAAACCTTTAGAACCAAAGAAGGTAAGAGTTAGATTAAAAGCGAACCATAAGTGCAATATAGGTGGGGAATGGTATAACTTCATTAAAGGTGGAGTGTATAGTGTGCCCGATAATGTTAGGGAGATACTTTCAAGAGCAGACTTATTACTACCCCTATAAGAAAGGGTGAAATAAATGACTAAGCTACAAGTAATAGCATATCTTAGGCAAAATTGTATAGTGCAAGACCCTTCAGGTACTGTTGCCATAGACCCTGTTTTTCTTTCGCTTACTAATGAGGAATTAGAGGCAGTAATATTGGTAGCATTATCTAAAGAGTCTCCCCACGATAGTATAGACAATATACCCGCGGAAAAATTATATCCTGTGATACTTGTAGCAAAGAAGGAGTTATACTACCAGTTGGCATCAGCTTCCGCACCACTGTACCCCATAAATTTAGGAGACGATGGTGGTTTAAAGAAGAACGTAAGATTTGAACACTATATAAGTTTAATTACTGAGGTCAATAAAGAGTATGACACCTTTAGAAATACAGGTATTCCTATCTCGTCAGGACAGATACTTTTACCGAGTAGATATTACTCAAAGAGGAATTATGATTTAGCAACTCCCCCGAGTGGTGTGTTAGTTGCTGATACTGTAAGAGACAAGAGTGTGGATTTAAGTTGGTCTGCCCGAAATGTAGATAGGTTTTACAGTTATATTTTGTACCGAAGTACTGAATCCATAGTGGACTTGTATAACCAAAATGACCCAATAAAAAGTGGGGCGGTAAAAGTAATTGAGATATTTGATATCCATAAGACACTATGTAGGATAGAAAGTCTCACTCCCAGTACTCTATACTATGTTGCCCTTGTTGTACAGGAGAAAAACGGTTTAAAAGGCTTTAGTGAAATATCCTTTTCTACTCAATTGTAGGGGGTGATGTAGATGCCTTTCTCAGAAGCTGATAAGATGGAATTAAAAGAGAGTACACTTGAAGTATATGAGGAACTGTTTTCTACTCAGATTCAATTTCTCACATATGATAAAAATGGAAATACAGCAGATAGTGAGTACTATAGGGAGCGGAAGTATAAATTGTTTCTTGACCCCATACCACTGTCAGGGAGAGTGAGAATGACGACTGACGACGAGTTATTAACACCTTTAGGTGTGACACAAGATTGGGACGCTACTTTTACTGTACCTGTGCGGTCATTAGAAAATGGTGGGATATTGAGTTTAAGTATGGAACTAATACTTAAGTCAAGAATACAATACGGTGGAGACGTTTTTAAAATAGTTGATTTTCAACCACAAAGTAATGTTGCCGACATCTGGTTAAAGTACAGAATAAAGGGCAAGAAAGTAGTAAATGATGAGTAGTAAGTTGTATGGTGATTGGAAAAGAGCAGGTGTGGTGTTGAAAAATCTTGCTACTAAAATAGCTCCCATTGCACAAGCTCGATTATATGAAGATGGTGAAATGGTGTTAGAGAAAATGAAGGGTCATATAGATGCACAAGACCTTAATTGGAGACCATTAGCCGATTCTACAATTGCTATGAAAAATGGAGACGATACTATATACGTTCAAACAGGGTGGTTGAAAGAAAATTTATCAGTAAGACGATTGAAAAGTTCTGTAAAAGGAAGTACTATATTCATAGGTGCAAGTCCTTGGAAGACTCATCCGAGTGGAGTAAAATTTAGTGACCTAATGATATATTTGGAGTTCGGCACTGTAAATATGCCCCCGAGACCTTTGATAAGACCTACCTTTGAGGAAGTAAAAAAGGAGATTCGCAAAGAGTGGTCTGAGGTTATAGTGAAAGCAATGAGGTGATAACATGGCGGGAAGTGTATGGTACCCACAAGTAAATTTAGCACTAAAGACTTTAATTCCTACCATAGTAAAGGTGTACAATAGGGATAATAAGTTAGTGTCTGTGAGAACTTTAATAAGGACTCCTGAATCAGAGTTTGAGATAGAAACCTTCCCCAGTGTTTCAATATTTCCGTATGATGAAAGGTTTGCGCAGTTTAGATATTTAGATGGAAAAGTATTAGTGTCTAAAGACATAGAAGAGGGTACAGCGATAATTGAGGACACTGCAAAACCTTATAGCTTATTCTATCAAATTGAGTTTTGGGCACGATTTGAGCAAGACATAGACCAGATGATTATGATGTGGAATAGTTCTTTTGCCAGATATAATACAATAGTTGTAACAGACACATCGGGTATATCTCGTACTTGTTTTATGAGATTAATACGGATGAATAAATTAGACACCATAGAAAAAAGGGATGAGAGACTATTTCATAGAGTTTACAGTTATGAAATATGGGTAGAGCTTGATGAAGTGACCCAAGAGGAAGTGCCGATAGCTCTTACAAGAGAGATTAATATAAAGGAGGTTTAGTGCAGTGAAGGTATTGCTCGTAAACTGTCTTACAAGACCCCAAGTGTTCACTACAACGGACAAAGAAACTTTTAGAATAACAGCAAGAGGTACAGAGGGGTCTAAAAAAGAAATAGAAAAAGATAAAATATCGCAGGAAATAGAGAAAGCTATTAAAATAGGGAATTTAGCATTAGTTGATGTAGAACATAAGAAACTAATAGGGAAACCTAAAATTAAAGTAAAGGAGGAATAGGAATGGCTGAATTGTTAAGACCCGATGTATATGTAGAAAGAGTTGCGTCAGGAGAAAGACCCATAGCAACTGTAGGTACATCTACAGGGGCATTTGTAGGGATAGCACCAAGGGGAGAAGTAGGTAAAGCTGTGTTGTGCTCCAACTGGTCTGAGTTCATTGATAATTTCTCATTAGGACTCGACACCCCGTTTATGGCGAACTCTGATTTAGCTTATGCAGTCTATGGTTTTTTCCAGAATGGTGGGAGTAGATGTTACGTAACGAGAGTTGCGTCAGATACTGCGGCTAAAGCAAATATAAAAGTCCCTGCCGAAACTGGAATAGAGTTCACAGCTATAGACGAAGGAACATGGGCGAATACGAATCTTTCAGTAGAAGTTACCGCAAATGGGGCTACTGAATTTGATGTAACAGTCAAACTTGGTACTACAGTAGTTGAGACTTTTACAGGGTGTTCAAACACTGCTACAGCAGATAATTACTATGATATACTGATTAATGGTGTATCAAAGTATATCACTGTTGAACTGTTAAAAACACTTGCAGTAGGAACAGGAGTATTTGCAGGAGGAGCAGACGGAATATCCGATTTAGTTGACGCCGATTATTTAGGGGATAACGGTATTGAATCACTTGATGGTATAGATGTAAACCTTATTGCAATCCCCGGTCAGACTTCAGACTCTGTACTCGACGGTATTACTGCATACTGTGGGAGTCGCGAAGATTGTTTTGCTATACTTGACGCGCCTATGAATAAGACAGTGCAGGAAATGGTAGCAGTAAAAGAAAACCTAAACGCTTCAGACTATGGTGCTCTGTACTATCCTTGGATAAAAGTAATAGACCCATTATCAAGTGTAGGTAGACTTAGACTAACACCACCTTCTGGTCATATAATGGGTGTGTATGCACGGACAGACAAGAAGAGAGGTGTACACAAAGCACCTGCGGGAGACGAAGCAACAGTATTAGGAGTAGTAGAACTTGAAACACCTGTAGGGAAGAGTGGTATTGAAACTCTCAACCCTTTAGGAGTGAACTCAATAATTGCTAAACCGAATATAGGAATAGTAATTTGGGGCGCAAGAACTCTTTCCAGTGACCCCAAGAGAAGGTATGTATCTGATGTAAGATTTGACATAAACGTAGAAGTATCTTGTCGCAGAGGTACATCGTGGGTAGTGTTTGAACCCAATGATGAAGAACTGTGGAAGAGATATAAAGGGTCTTTAGAGTCTTTCTTAGACAGTGCTTGGAGAAATGGTATGCTGAAGGGTGCTAAGAAAGAAGAAGCGTATTATGTTAAATGCGACTCGGAATTGAACACCACCGCTACAATAGACGCAGGTAAAGTCATAGCTGAGATTGCATACGCTAAAAAGAGACCTACGGAGTTTGTAATAATAAAAATAGTGCAGAAGTCGGCACAGTAAAGGAGGTAGAGTTGAATGGCAAGAACTTTTTCAAATGACCCATTATTGAAGTTTAAGTATAGAGTATCTATCCCCGGAATGCCTACCTCAATGGGATTCAACAAAGTCTCTGGTCTTAAAAGAACCATTAACCCTGTATCATACAGCGAAGGTGGATATGCACACGAACACAAATTGCAGGGAAAAGAGAAAGTTGAACCTGTCACACTTGAAAGAGGTATGTACAGTGGGGACACCGACCTATACGATTTGTACAGGAACTCTCTTGAAGACTCAGATACCCGAACTACTGTAACTATTGAGCTTTTAGATAAGACAGGTGCAGTAGCACACACATGGAAACTTGCTGAAGCATGGGCGAGTGTGTGGGAAGGTACAGACTTTGATGCTAACTCTGAAGATGTGGCAATAGAGAAAATCACATTTGAGTTTGAGTACTTCGAGGAATAATTTCCTTGTAAAAGTGAATTAATTGTAGTAAGATAAAGGAAGAGCGGAAGTATTCACTCTTCCTTTTAGGTTTTATAACAGAAATGGAGGTAAAAATTATGTCAGTAAAAAAGTTGAACCCTAAGAAAGAAGCTATTAATGTGGAAGAAATGTGCGGAGAAGTGTTTACCCTTTTAGCGGGGTACAAAGACGAAGATGGGAACATACACAAAGAATTTGAAATAATTGAAATGACAGGTGCTGAAGAAGAAGCTATCGCGAAACCAGAGATAAGAATTAATGGGGCAAAGGTAGTGCGTACTGTACTTGAAAGATGTTGTATAAGAATAGGAGACTTGACTAAAAGTTCAATGGGGTTAGCAAAATGGAGAAATATTATTCAGAATCTCTATGTTGGAGACCAAGACTATATGATGCTGAAGATAAGAGAGCAATCCGTGGGAGCGGAAGTTGAAGCTAATCACGAATGTCCTAATCAGCAATGTAAGGCTAAACTGAAGACTCTTGTAAATTTAGATGAGCTGGAAGTTATGCCTTTTAAAGAATCAGAATTTGATTTTGAGTTACCAAGAGGTTACAGAGACAAAAATGGTGTAGTCCATAAAACAGGTAGACTCAGACTACCGAAAGGAGTAGACAGAGAGTTGCTTGACCCTATAGCCAGAAAAAATTTGGGTGAAGCTAATACTCTTATGCTTACTCGTTGTATTATGTCATTAGACGAGGTTAATGTGACTAATGACATAATTCGTGGTCTAAGTATAGGTGATAGAAACTATCTGTTTGAGTTGCTTAAGGACTACATGTTCGGGATAAATTTTAACATAGAAATTGTTTGCGATACATGTGGTACAGACTTTAAAGCTTCTTTAAACATGGCAAATTTTATATAACCACCTTTTTTGATGCGGATTTTCTTGCTAATTGTGATGCTGAACAGGCATACACCGAAATGCACATTTTAGCATATGTGTATCACTGGGAAGAACGTACACTGTTTAGCATGAAAAGGTCTCGTCGAAAAAAGTGGGTAGAAATGGTGTTACATCAAAAAGAAGCTGAAAGGAAAGAGATTGAAGACTCTAATCCTCCTGTACCAACTAAACAGTAAAGGAGGTATAACTCTATGAATGAATTATTTGGACTGGGTATTTTATTAGACTACCAAGATAAAGCGTCGAGCGGTCTTAACAACACTCAAAAAGTGTTTCAGCAGACTGAGCACATGGCGAATCAAATGGTGGATAATATTGATACCCAGTTTAGACGTTTACAGCAAATGACTGTAGCGGGACTCGCTTTCCAACAAGTCGGGGACTCCTTTCAAGATGTAGGTACATACATGTTAGGGATGTTAGATAACATAAGAGCGTCAATTACTAATGTTGGTGCCGATTTTGAAAACTCACGTATGACCTTAACCGCTCTATATAAGGACGCTGAAGTAGCGAATAGTAAAATAAGGTGGGCAATGGATTTTGCGGCGAAGACACCATTTGAAATACAAGACGTAAAAGGAGCACTTGTCGGACTAAAAGCTATAGGAATAGAAGTAGACCAGATGGTTACTTCTGTAAGTGGGTACTCACAAGAACTTATGGGATTTATAGGAGATTTAGGTGCATTGAGACCTGACGTACCATTACAGAGATTGAATTATGCTATTAGAAATGCGTTAGGTGGAAATGTTCGTTCCCTTGCAATGGCACTTGACATAGACGTAAACAGAATACTCGGGAGAAAGTTTGGTGCATCTGGAAATGCCGCGCAAGATATAGCAGACCTTGTATCTAAGTTAGGTGCTGAAGGACTTATGGAGAAGCTAAGAGGTACATGGGGTCAACTCTTTTCAAACCTAAGAGACCAAGCAGTTAGATTCTGGATTGCTGTGAGTGACGCAGGAGCGTTTAATACCATGAAAGATACTGTAAAATATGTG